ACTCTAAGTTTATTTCCTTCTAATACATTTCACCAAGTAAAACCAAGTAAAGATTTTAATGATAGATACAGTCTAATAGTTAATACTTTTCCAGCTGGTAAAATGGGACATTATAGATTTTTTAATGGAATTGAATTTGAGATTAAATGAAAGTGACACCATTTGAAACTTACCAAACCTATCTTTCAATGAAAAGTCATTTTACTAATCCTAAGTATGACTTTATAAAATATGGTGGTAAGTCAAGGGCTACAATGAGTGCCTTTAACAAAAGAAAAGACAAATACTGGTTTGAAAAGACATCCAGAAAATACTCTGACGAAGAAGTCGTAAACTTCTTATTAGCAAACTTTGTAACAACCGATAACCCACAAAACTTATGGATTGGAGAAATTATCAATTCTGGAGAAAGAAACTACGCAGATTGGAAAAGACGCAAACAGAGTTTGACTTACTTATTCAAAGAACAAGTAGAGAAATTGATATACGAAAACAACTTAGAAGAAGTATTCGATTGCTCGAAGGGCCATCCACCATTACTAAAAAAGTATCTGGGTGGAGAGATAAGTTTAGAAACGCTTACGATACTGGAAAAAGTCTTTTCTTTCGCAAAAAACTTTGATAAGAAACTAAAAGATCCAGTGTGGGAATCCGTCAGTTTAAAGATAAAAAAATACATTCCCTTTATAAATATTAATGTATTCCATTATAAAAACGTATTAAGAGACATCATCAATGAGTGAATTTTTCCAATCAGAAATGGTTCGTGAAGAACTACAAGAAATCAATAAACTTCAAAAAGAAGTTTTTGGTACATTGATGAATTTTAATGCAATGCCCGATGAGGAAAAGATGGAACACGTTGAAAAACTAAGTTCTTTACTTGAAAAGCAAAAGGTCATGTACACAAGGTTATCTTTGTGTGATGATCCTGCAGCTAAAGAGATGAAACAGAATTTAGAAAAATCAATTACCTTGTTGGGTTTCCCAGAAGGTACTGATATGATCTCATTATTTAAGGGAATGGATAAAACCATTCAAAAAATGAAAGACCATCTTGACATTTAAGTCAATGTATGGTATAATCTAAACATCCAAATTAATCCAAATTAATCCGAGGTATCCAATTATGTCTTTCGCAGACTTAAAAAAACAATCCAAACTTGGCTCATTAACTGCAAAGTTAGTTAAAGAAGTTGAGAAAATGAATAACAACGGTACATCAGGCGATGACCGTCTTTGGAAATTAGACGTAGATAAATCAGGTAACGGTTATGCTGTTATTAGATTTCTACCTGCACCAGAAGGTGAGGATCTACCATTCGTAAAACTATACTCTCATGCCTTCCAAGGGCCTGGCGGTTGGTATATCGAAAACAGTTTGACTACTCTTGGTCAAAAAGATCCTGTTTCTGAGTACAATACCCAACTCTGGAACAATGGAACAGACGCAGGTAAAGATACTGCAAGAAAACAGAAACGTAAACTCACTTATATTAGTAACATCTATGTTGTGAAGGATCCTGCTAATCCTGAGAACGAAGGTAAGACTTTCTTATTCAAATATGGTAAGAAGATCTTTGATAAACTAACTGCAGCAATGCAACCTGAGTTTGAAGATGAGGAAGCAATTGATCCATTTGATTTCTGGCAAGGTGCTAACTTCAAATTGAAGGCTAAGAACGTTGCAGGTTACAGAAACTATGATTCTTCCGAGTTCGCTGCTCAAAGTCCATTATTAGACGATGATGAAGCAATGGAAGGGTTATGGAAGAAGCAATCATCACTTCAAGAATTTGTAGGTGCTGATCAATTCAAATCATATGAAGATTTGAAGAAGCGTCTAGGTTACGTATTAGGTAACAAGACTTCTGCACGTCCTACATTCGATGAAGACTTAGAAGACTTAAGTGAAGGCCTAAACAAGGCAGAACAAGTTGTTGCTGACGCAGTTTCTTCAACTCCCGCACCAGTAAGTGTTGGAGCTCCTGATGAAGAAGCGGAGGATGATACACTATCATACTTTGCGAAACTCGCATCAGAATAAACAATAATAAAGGGGTCTCACGACCCCTTTTTTTATGCTGTTGTAACTCTAGTGTTTTCCGTTTTACTTAACTTATCACTAACACGTGATGACGATCTTTGAACTATCATTATATCTCTCATATCATTACGGAATTGATTGAGATAACGTTTTTTAAGAATGTATATAGAAGTCTTTTCAATATTTTTTCTTAGTTCATATTCAAAATTACTAATACCTTGTATAGTATCTACAGAAAGAGGTGTTATGTATTGATTATTATAATAGTAAGTAACTGAAAAATTACTATCAACTCTTTGACCTTTAGGAAGAATTAATCTTCCTTCTCCATCTCTAATTTCTTTTGTTTCATAGTGACGAGCAGCATTTATACTATCTAAACCATACTTATTTACAGCAAAATTATATATTTCCTGATTGGTTAAGGGCCAATCATCTCTAACATTTAAAATTCCTGCAGTTAATAAAACAACCCAGTCTAATTTAGCATCACCATACAATTCCTCTGCAATAGTATCAGGTCTTGCACCTTCTCGAATCTCATACTTATCAAAGACTGTGAATACATTCTCTAAATCAGGACGTATTCTATTTCTTCTAAAAAGGTTTTTAACTTCAATATAACTTTGAGATGAAAGACTATCAGATAAAAAATTCTGATATGCTAAATCTGGTAATTCTCTGAAATATCCCATTAGTATCCTACTCCATCTGAATGATCATCATATGCTGCATAATCTTCATTATAAACTGGTGTAAGTTCTGTGAAGTTTAAAGCCATAGTCATAGAAACTGGTGAACCATCATTATATGTTGCCCAAGTTCCATCTGCGGTGTAATTAACATTGCATGATTTTAATGCACATAATTTAATTCTATTCAAATAAGATGCTGCTTTTCCAAGATATTGAATTTCAAAAACTTTTGGTGTTTTAATCATAGCAGCACCAGAACCCTCTGGAGCCATATTTCTTTTGAATGCTTTAATTATAGTTCTTACAGTTTCTGCTTCTTTTTGAAATCTTGGTGTAAACTTAAAGTTAAAACTGAAATTTCTAATAGTTGGCCCTTTAAATAGTAACTCCATATTTGGATTCAATACTTGACCTGATCCTCTTGCTACTAGATCAGCAGCACTAACATTACCTCCAACAGCACTAACTGCCTGTGCTGCAAAGTAACTTTCAACTTGAGGATTATCTTTAAGTTGATTAACTAAATTCTTTATTTCATTACCAGTTCCCTCCATATTTCCACCCATTATATTTTTAGCTGCATTAACACCACCTGCTTCCATAAAATTCATATTACTTTGTCCCCAGTTAGCATTGTTGCTATCTTGTAGTTGTGCGGGTACTGGTAGAATAATATTTCCTAACAAATCTGCCTTTAATGAATTACTATCTCTTGTTATTGTTCCACTTCTTTTATACTTAAAAATAGTAAACTTTAAAAAATCTTGAGTATTATCTACTGTACTGTATGGATATCTTAGACCTGAAGGTAACTTCTCTGGAGCTGCTGGTTTTGGTTTAGCAGTAATCAGAGATTCATATTCATTTAAAACCCCTTCTCTTTGAGTATCACTAAGTTTATTTTCTGTTTTTGTCTCTTCTGCCATAACAATTGCAGTTTTATTATCTATTTATACGGATATTCTGAAAAGGTATCTCTTGTGCGTCTGGAAGTTCCTCAGCAGTGACCAAATATAGTCCACCAGCGATCTCATCCCATGTATATTGTCTCATTTGACCCCAGTGAAAGTTAAGTCCTTTGAACCCCCAACTAAACACATTTGATACTGCAACTAAAGGGTTTTGATCATATTGAATATTAGGTGTCTTAGGGTTATATACAAAGGTATAATAATTTCCTGCTGTTGGTACTTTACCACTTTCACGTAATGCATTCATTACTTCTAACATCAAATCATCTGCACTTTCAGTACCAGTCATATTATCAATAACTTTACGCAATCTATTTAATTTAGCATCAGTAGGTCTGTCTTCTTTTTGATCTGCAGGAACAGGTAAACCCGTATATTGGCCAGGTTTGGTTGGGTTTCTCGCATCAATATCGGCCATAATCTCAGCATATTTAGCTGGATTAGCAATAGGGTTTTCTTTTTGCCAACTAAATTGTCTATCAGCCATTACTTGATACCTAATTCGTCTTCTGTTAATACTTTAAATTCCCACATTCGGTCAGCACAATACTCTCTTGCTGCTTTCCATTTTGCTTGATTTCTAGCATATTCATAAACTTCGTAGATATACCCTTTTGTTTTCTTTTTTTGAGGTTTAGGTTCTACGCATTGTTTCTTTGGTTTCACTTCAATTAAATATTTTTTAACATGACCCGTTGATTCTTTAACCTTGATATAGAAATCTGGAAAGTATCTATGAATCCTATTATCAACTGGAGATCTGTATGGGAGGAATATTTCTTCACTTCCCCACTCCAAAATGTTTTCGTTTTTATCACAGTAAACCATGAATTTACGTTCCCACAGAGAACGGTAAATTATGTTTCGAAAGTTACCTTTGTACTTCAATGGGTTACTTGGTTGATATCTTCCTTTGTAAGACACTAAATAGAAATATAATAATATAACTATATTTAGAGTGGCAGGACTTATTTCAAAATATAAAATGAGTACTCTTACCAGATTAGATCTTGGTAAGGTATCTTTGAATAATCAATATCAGGTACATATTGCAGGTATATCATTTGACTTGAAGAGATATCTTCAACAATATTATGATCTACCTAATGATTATGCGACTGGTAATAAAGTTGGTATAATGTGTGCTGAAGCTACATTACCTACCAGCTCATTTGCTACATCAGAAGTTAAAGATAATTATCACGGAATCAATCAACAGTTTGCACATACAAGAATATATGTTGATAGTGATTTCTCATTTTACGTTGATCAAGATTATAATGTTCTTAAATTTTTTGAAGGATGGATGGATTATGTTGCAGGTGATGATAATTTTAGAGGTATCACCCGTACTGATGATGCAAACTATTATAGAAGATTAAACTATCCTATGAACAGAGATACTAAGATAGGATACAAATCTGCTGCATTAACAATTACAAAATTTGAAAAGAATTTAGATCCAAAGAAAAGTATTACTTATGAATATATAAATGCTTTTCCAAAGTCAATGACTTCAATACCCGTTCAATATGGTGGAGCTGACCTTGTAAAAGTAAATGTTCAGTTTGCATATGACAGATATATAATGAAATAAAAAGTTTATAAAACCCGTATATATAATATATAATGATTTGATTTATTATGCCCTTACCAAAAATTAATACCCCCGTCTATGAATTGGTATTGCCTTCTAGTGGAAGAAAAGTTAAATATAGACCATTCTTAGTTAGAGAAGAAAAGATTTTGATTATGGCTTTAGAGTCTGAAAATCAAAAGCAGATTTCTGAAGCAATTAAAACAGTTATAGGACAGTGTGTTCAAACAAAAGGTATCAAAGTTGATAAAATGGCAACTTTTGATATTGAGTATCTATTTTTAAATGTTCGTGCGAAATCTGTTGGTGAAACTGTTGAGGTTAATGTAACCTGTCCTGATGATGGAGTTACACAGATTCAAATGGAAATCGACATTGATGCTATTAAAGTTGAAAAGAATCCAGACCATACTGATATTATTAAATTAGATGATGATTTATCAGTTAAGATGGGTTATCCATCTATGACTCAATTTATTGAGACTAATTTTGAACTGGATACTAGTAAACCTCAAGTGGATCAATCTCTTGAAATTATTATGCAATGTATTGATCAAGTATACACTGCAGAAGAATCTTGGGATGCTTCTGACTGTACTAAAAAAGAATTGAAAGATTTTGTTGAGTCTATGAATTCCAAACAGTTTAAGGATATTGAAAAATTCTTTGATACAATGCCTAAACTTCAACATAAAGTTGAGATTACGAATCCTAAGACTAAAGTAAAAAGTTCGGTAATGCTGGAGGGTCTAGCAAGTTTTTTCGCTTAGCTCTAGCTCATGAGAGTCTAGAGAATTACTATCGGACTAATTTTGCCCTGATGCAACACCATAAATATAGCTTAACAGAGTTGGAAAACATGATTCCTTGGGAAAGGGAGATTTATGTTTCACTTCTCCAGCAATACATTGAAGAAGAAAACCTAAAAGCACAACAACGACGTGGCTAAAGTAGCAAAACCTAAATCAAAACCTAAGATAAAGGCATCAAAAGTAACTTCTCTTGGTGCAAAAGGTGCTGCTCCTATAAAAAGAAGAGGAAGACCAAAGAAGTTACA